AAAAATAAATAAAATAAAATTATTTACTCTCTTGAAGAATCTTTTTAGGAAACCCCCATATTCCACGGGCAGGTTGAGTTCACAAATAAATACTAATATAATTGAGATTAGTTGTTAATAGACCCCATATATTGAGCAAACTATAACTTTAGATTATTATTTAACAATTTTTACGGTATCAACAGGAATTAAAATTACAGGTATCACTCCTCTTTTAAGAAAATTTAATTTTTTTGCCGTTCCGTAACTTAGATCAATAATAAACTTAGAACTTTTTGGTAATCTATCATTCACCTTAACATAACAAACTGAGTCATTAATTGTGTTAGTAACTTTTAAAATTGTTCCGAACTTGAGATACTTGTGGGCTGCGGTTAAACTATCGGCATAAAATCTTTCTCCTGAGGATGTTAATCTTCCTGTCAAATGTTGGCCATAATAAGATGCGGTTCCTCTGTATTCGGGGGTTGTTAAAATAAACGATAATAATATTAAAGGTATAAAAACCAATAGTTTATTTAAGATTCCAATTTTTGTATTTTGTTTCAATTTTTCTTTTACCGTATTTTTTTTCCATGATTTGTTGGTGTAGATCCCAATTTAGAATTGATTCACTAACTTGTTCGTCATCTTTAGCCATAGCATATAGTTTAGATATTTTCTTTAACATTTTGTTTGCAACATATTGAAATCTCTCAAATTCATTTTCAAAAAACTTGGTTGGGTTTTTTTGATATTTAATTGTTTGAGATAAAAACTTATTTCTAATCTTGTCTGTCTTTTCAAGTTGTTTGACTTTTTCTTCCGCATTACTAGGCAACAACCCTAGTTGCGAACCAAATCTTAAAAAGTCATCCATAGCATGCTCCGTCATAATTGTAAACAATTCCATTCTGTTGTTTACTAAATCAATATAAGTAATTTCCAACACTCTGTTTATTTTTTCATCAATAGTCATGTTTGATGGATCCTCATTAACATGTTCAATAAGTTTGTCTAATCTTTCTTCTTGTTCTTTTAACTGTGTAATAAAATCATCAAATGAAAAGTTTTTAATTTCTAACAACTCTGTATAAACTCTATTATTTTCTAAAAATTCTTTAAATTGTGATTTTGTAATATTTTTTCTTTTCATTGAGTAAGCAACCTCTGTTGGTCTAACAAGATTTTCAATCGCATGAATGTAATACATGTATCTGTAGAACACTCTATCAATTACCGGTATTCCAAGATTACCTCTTCTTTGTGTCGCCTGATAGTCAGCATCAGGTCCTATTAAACCAAATTGTTTTGACTGCTTATCGTATTTGTGTTTGATCTCATGAGCCAAAGATGAAACATGTTCATCTCTTTCCTCCTCCATTTTTTGAATCAGTTGTTCAGGTCTCCAATTTTCACCAACAGCAAAAGTTATACTGAGCTCCAAAGTTGTTGAAGGTTCTGTTTCTTTCATATAAACATCTCTATTAAATCCAAAACCACCTCCCATTCCCATAGAAATAATATCTAAGACACCTTCTTGGTCTTCAATTTCTTCAATATTAACTTTAAGTTCATATGAATCAATTTTGACTTTTTTCTTATCACCTAACTCAAATTCAATATCACCATCAAATTCATATTCATCTTCGACACTATCTATTGATTTTATGTCTTTTTCAACAATATCGTATAACATGTCGGCGGCGTCCAAAATATTTTCAGGAACCCCTAAAGCTTCTGTAATTAATTTTAATTGATTTTCGGTGATAACAATATTTCTCATAACAATAAATATGTTGGAGTTATAGTTTATCCTACAACTCCAACTAAATCATCAAGGTGGTGATCGTTACTCAAATCAGACCCAATCTCACGACGATCCATCATGTGAACTATCTCAGTTATTTTGTATGGATACATACTGTTACCATCCATACCAACATCCAATCGTTTTCCGTTACCCCATTTATTTTGAGCAGATAAATGGACATGTCCGTGAAGATGGATCACACCTTTGTTTAATCCGTTCCAACTTTGGAGTGGGTAGTGACATAAAACAAAATCAACATCATCGATTCTAGTCTCAAGGTAATGTTGTACAGATAAGAACTTATCTTGGATATCCTCTCTATTTTTTAAAATGTGTTGATCATGGTTACCTAAAACTAAATGAATGTTTTTACAAACAAGTCGATCTAAGAACTGACCAATCATTTCGAATCCACCAAAAGCAGCATCACCCAAATGTATTAAAGTATCATTTGGTCCAACTTTTTGGTTTATATTATTTACGATCACAGAATCCATTTCATCAAGGTCTTGAAAATTCCTTGTTGAGTGTGTTGGTATTTTACCGTCTTGAGTTCTCCAATTAGTAACTCCTCGACATATGTTTTTGTGATGGTAGTGAGTATCGGATGTAATCCAAACCGTACCACTCGTTAATAATTTATCAAATTTCATCATAATTTTATTTCAAAACGCTCACGCATTTTAGTTAATACTTCATCAGGAACTGAATGTTGGTTTACTCCTCCGTGTCTGTTTTCAACGATGATTGAAAATGTCTTGTACCCATATGTCTTTGCTAATTCAAGGTAAGGTTCCATCTCCCATTCTTGAGTGAATGTGTTTGATACTGCAATCTCTCTATAGAATTGGTCATTGACTAATGAGTCCTTCATATATGTCTCAACTGTATCTTGACAGAATTTGTGGGCTTCCTTGATTTTAGTAAAATCAAAATTATATTCTCCTGTTTCCTTATCTATAAAGTATTTGTCCGCCTCACAAACTAGAAAGTCTTCACCCACTAACATTTTAGCCATTGTTGATTTACCACTACCTGGTATTCCTCTGACGATATATAATACTTTTTCCATACCACAAAGATAAGAAAATAATTAACATAAAAAAAGGGAGTCAAACTCCCTTTTTAAAATTTAATCCATTGTCCATTGATAGAAGTCATCTTTTGTTACAGTTGGTTTTTGTATTACAACAGGAGCACCAACACCACTTGTACCTTGAGTTCCACTAGTTCCTTGTACTCCACTCGTTACTGAAGTACCTGCTTGATCGCTTGTTCCACTTCTTGGACATTTACCTGTATCGTCAATTGCCTTCATTATTGTCTCAAAATCAAATGAGTATCTAGTTCCACTTGTTCCGGCAGCAAGAAATGTATTTTTTTTGTTTTCTTTTTTACATTTCCATCCAGATGCTTGATAATCTTTCCAAGTTTTATGTCCACATGCTTTAGCCTTTTCTTTTTTTTCATCATCCGTTTTAGGTTTTACCACAACCTCAGGTTTTACCGTCTCAACAGCATTTAAACACAAGTTATCTAAGGACCTCATATTCTTAGCATCATATGTCCAATTTGTTTTTTTATAATCAAACTCATCTATTTTTGTATTTTGGACGGTATACATTCTTTTTGTCTTACAATTATAAACCACAAAAGCCTTATTATTAAGTCCGGAAGCACCAGCAGTAGAATTAAACATACCATACACATAATCAATTCTTACTTGTCTATCTGTGACTAAAGAATTTTTTATATTTGGTGATGGTTTAAATGTTGTACCTCTATAAAGTCTAAGAGTGTAATCCTCGCTATTACTACTTGATGGTTTAAAATCTGTATTAACTTTTAGAGAAAATGTTTGTTCTTCATTCAATACTTGATAATTATTTTCTTTTAAAATAGCTTGTTTGTGTAAGCCCAATATTCTTTGGACTTCCCCTTCTTTTAAATTTAATTTATTTCTCATTTTTTTAAAATTTAATCCATTGTCCATTGATAGAAGTCATCTTTTGTTACAGTTGGTTTTTGTATTACAACAGGAGCCCCAACATTACTTGTACCTTGAGTTCCTTGTACTCCACTCGTTCCTGAAGTACCTGCTTGATCGCTTGTTCCACTTCTTGGGCATTTACCTGTATCGTCAATGGCTTTCATAATTGTTTCGAAATCGAATGTGTATCTGTTACTACTAGTCCCATTTCTTAAATCTCCAGTTTCTCCTCCTTGGTTTTCTTTTTTACATTTCCATCCTGATGCTTGATAATCTTCCCAAGTTTTATGTCCACATGCTTTAGCCTTTTTAATTTTTTCATCATCTGTTAGTTTCTTCTGTTCTGGTTTGATAACCTCTTGATTTTTAACAACCGATTCTTCACACAATTTATCTAAAGATTGCATACTTCCTCCAGTTTTCCAAGTAGCCTTTTTATTAGAGTTAATGTCATAGTCTTCTTTAGCTCCTTCATTTGTAGATCCAATTAAATAAATATTTTTTGTTTTACAGTTATATACAACAAAAGCCCTATTATCTTCATAACTTGTAGAAAGGTATCCAGAAGCATAAGAAGGAAAATTTGCAAGAACTTTTCTTGTGGATACTAATGAATTTTTAATTTTTGTGGATACTTTGAACTTAGTTCCTTGGTATAACCTTATTTTGTTAGAAGACGGATTCGTTTCGCTAGGTTTGAATTTTACATCTGATTTTAAAGTAAAAGTACTTTCCTCATTCAAAATGTTTTTACCACTCTCTTTTAATATAGCATTTTTATGTAATGATAAGATTCTTTGGACTTCTCCTTCTTTTAAATTTAATTTATTTCTCATTTTTATATTTTTTACAATTGTGATCCTTCATCAGATTTAATTGTATCAAAACGGTATGCGGTATATGTTTCAATAGCATTTTTTGTTCTGTCTCCAGCAACACCATCAACACCATCCTTATTAGGCCCTGATTTACCAAGTTGCGCATTAAAACAATCCTTTAACCTTTGTTGAATTTGCATAACTTCACTTTTTGATTGCTCATTTAAAATTTCTCTTTCAATAATAATATTTTGGAGTTTTTTATATTGTTTCTCACTTAAGATTAATTTTTTCATATCTTATTTTTTCTTTATAAATATACCGAAAACAAAAAAAGGTGAGAATAAATCTCACCTTTCAAGAGGTCGACATCGGAATGTCTTTTAACTCCACCACTTTGTTTTTTATTAGAACAAAGAAACTACACTTTATACATCCAAACCTTCACAACATTCTGACCTGTAAAGTAGTTCTTGAATTGACTATTTTCAATCACGCCTTGTGTCAAATTAAATTCAAAAACATTACCACTTATATGTCCCCAAACAGTATTGTTCAAAGTTAAAGTAAATCCTGTGTTGTTAGGGTAAAGATTGTATGTTGATTGAACTCCGTTAAAAGAATAAACATTATTTGATATAAAGACAAGTGTGTCCGATCTAAAATCTTCATTCATGTCAGTGTTTAATACTTTTGTAATCACCCAAGTTGTATTTTTTAAACTAACCGTTGAGTCAACAAAAGTCGTGTCAGTTATTATTGGTTGTGGTGCTAAAGGTTCTTGAGGTTTTATTTCAACTTTCTTACAGGATAACAAAACCAAACCTAAAATTGATAAAATAAAATATCTCATATTACACTAATGTTTCTAATTTATTTCTAACTTGTTCTCCAATATTTATAGGAGTCATACTAGTAAGTATGATTGACTCTTTCAATATTTTATGAGGAATGTGTACCAAAAACATATTACCATCATAAAATGAAAGATCTTCTTTAAGGTTCAAAGCTCCGTCAACCATCTTCAAAAAGATTTTGAATTGAATAGGATCAACAAAAGATTCAGAAAGGATTGTACCGAATTTTTCGTTGAGAATATTAATGTTATGGTTTACGGTGTTTTTTATCATGTCTTAATTATTTCTACAAATATACTAAAACTTTTGATTCAAAAAAACTTACTTCAAAACTTTTTTTAAAATTCCTAAAAGTTGTTCGTTTTGTTTCTGATTAGGAATTTCTTCTTTTTTAAAGTACTTACATTTTGTGTGTTCGTGACCGTGAGTTGCACTTTCCAAATCAGGTTCTTTTTTTTCATCAATGTTTTGAAGAAAAACAAACATCATCCCTCTTTTTGTTCCGTCGTCGTTGAAATTGTCAATGATCCCAACAAGATCTAAATCGGTAGTAATCTCAACATTGGTTTCTTCATGGAATTCCCTTATTGCCGCTTGTCCTGGTGATTCACCATTTTCTATACCACCACCCGGTATTGACCAAATGTTAGGTAATGTTTCTTTTGGTCCTCTTTTACAAAGTAAAACCTCATCATTATGTTTAAGAATAACACCAGCACTTTTTCTAAACTTCTTCATAGATATTTATAAATATGAAAGTAAAAATAAATAATAATCTTTTCGATGTTAAAACTGTATTAACCTCTAAAGATGCCCAACAAGGTATGATGGGTAAAAAGTTTGACGGATTCGATGGTATGTTGTTTTTCATGAAAAATGAACCACACTCATTTTGGATGAAAAATTGTGTAGTTCATTTAGATATAATATTTATAGATGATAATAAGATCGTAAAAATTCATCACAACTGCAAACCTTGTTTTGAGGAAGAATGCGAAAACTACCGTGGTGATGGCGATTTAGTACTTGAACTTCCTGGTGGGTCTTGTAAAAAATACAAGATTAAAGAAGGTGATGAAGTAAATCTACTTTAAATTAACTCTATTTTAACTTGTTTCTTTTCATCGACAAAGGTTTGAACTCGTCCTCTTGCAACATCACAATAGTTTGGGCTTAATTCAATACCTAACCATCTACGATCTAATATTTCGGCTGCCACTACGGATGTACCACTACCACAGAACGGATCTAAGACTACATCGTTCTTGTAGGACAATATCTTGATCGCTTTGGTTGGTATGTCCATCGAGAAAGTTGCCTTGGTGAGTGATTTAGTATCTGCAAAGTAATTCCACTGACCAAACACAAGTTCCATAAATTCTTTCTTATCATTCTCGTCATAGACCATTTTATTTCTTTTTGATCCATCTTCTTTTTCAATTTCAGTTGATTCTCCAGTCCATTGTGGTTGACCTTTGATTTTTTTGATGTGTTGTTTTTTGTATGCCAAAATTACACACTCCTTAGGGTTATAGATATAAGGACTTGACGGACTCATCCAAGATCCCCAAGCTGTTGTCTTACTTCTATGTGGTGATTGTTCTTCTAAATCCACAATACCGAAGAACCCAAATCCTATTTGTTTCATGATCTGCCACATCTCTGATACAAAGAAAATACGACCACCTTTTTTTTGTCTGTTAATTTCGTAAGGGATATTCAAAGCAATACGACCATCATCTTTTAATAATCGGTATACCTCAGATAACCAAGACTTTGCAAATTCAAGGTATTCGGTAAACTCAACATCGTCCTCATGAACATCGTAATCAATTCCTACTCCGTATGGTGGTGATGTGACCACTAAATCCACAGATCCCTCAGGTAAAGTTTTCATTACCTCAATACAGTCTCCGTTAATAATTTTTCCTGTTTCTATCATTTTTTAAATTCCCGCTGTTAAATGGTAGTAGTATCCCTTACTGGATGTATCACCAAATGATTTATATATTTCATACTCTTTATCTTCATATAGAATACCACTTACTACTTCTACACGACACCCAATGTCGTCGGTTTTGAATCTTAATTTATCTATGTCGAAATCCTCATCCAAAGGAATATCGTAAACAAGATGTTCTCCTTTACAATAGTCTTCTATGATAAGATATGCAACCTCACCACAATATTTTTCTTCGTAATCACTTTTTTCGTTGTCAAACTGTTCATTCTGATAAACCGTATTACCCTCTTCATCTTCAACTCTTACAAAGAATGCGTTAGGGTAAGGTCCCATAATAGATTCGTTTGGTGAATCAAAAAAAGTATCAACTCCTAAAATTTTACAGATCTGATCGTGATCCAATTCATCCTGCTCAACACCACCATCTCGTAGAGCTTCATATTGTTCTGTGTTCAATTGGAAAGGGTAAACCTCAGCACCTTTACCACCGATTGTTATTTTGTAGTATTTCATAGATTAGAAAATATAATTAATTAAACCGTATAAAACAAGACCTGTACCCACTAACCAACTTAAAACTAAAAAAATCGCAAAAACCCTATAGTTTCTTTCTACTTGATCTTTTGACCTTCCTTGAAAGTCATTTGGGTCCCAATCTTTTTCCATTTTTAAATAAAATTTGAGATCATTTGAGCTAATTTATATCCTGTGAATGCCCCTGCCGCTGCGGACCCAGGAAGAACAATGAACTTACCTAACATCGTTTCATATTTTTTTCTATTCACAATATAAGAAATCATTATGTAATAAACAATATAATTAATCAGGACTAAAAAGTCCAGTTCTTTTGCTGCGAACACTACAATAGAGTTCCCCAAAAACCCCCACATAAAGTTAATAAGGGTCTCTCTTAATAATTCGTTTGGTGTTGTGAGAGCATCCCAAACATTAATCTCTTTATCTAACCCCGTTTTATTTTTCGAGTGTTTCGATGTGGTGTTGGAGGTACCACAGGGCTTTTCTGAGGTCCTCAAGTTCTTTGTCTTTTCCTTTCTTTCCTGCACGGCTTATATATTTTACTGTATTTCCTAAACTAAATCCTAAATCCCAAGCGTCAATAACTTTGATCGCCTCGTAAGGATTATTTTCTCCACCATAATGTTGTGGATGATTTACTTGCTCTACTTTAATTGGTGGACAATGACAAGGTCCTGTTCCACCACATACACATTCTTTTCCCATTATTCTTCTTCTCTATATTCTTTTAATAACTCATCGTTAGACATTGTACCGTATTTTCCAGTAAGACCATCCATATCTACAAATGAGGTCATCATATTTTTTGTATCATAAAGAAGTTGAGCAACATAAAGGGAATTAACAATCTCACGAATGATTTTGTATGGATCGGCATTTGAACCTGGTCTACGATCTTCAACATATCCTTTCCATTCTTTTGCCGTGTCCTGAGGAACTCTAATTGACGCTCCACGATCAGATACACCCCAACTAAACTTATCAATTGCTTGAGTTTCATATTCACCTGTCAATCGTAAGTGATTGTTTGATCCGTAAGCTTTGATATGATCTTCATGTCTTGATTCAAATGCATTAAATAATGCCATGAAATATTGTTCATTCCCTTCAAGTCTCATTATATCTGTTGAGAAGTTTGTGTGAAGACCTGAACCATTCCACTCTCCGTGTGTGATTGGTTTTGGGTGAAGTTCAATATGGTAACCATACTTTTCAGCAATCTTTAATAAGAAATATCTCGTTATCCAAAGATCGTCTCCACCTTTTAATTTACCTTGAGAGAACACTTGATATTCCCATTGACCCAAAGCAACCTCAGCATTAATACCAGTGATATCAATCCCATAGTTCAAACACATATTTAAATGTTCGTCAACAAACTCACGACCAACAACATTGTGTCCAACACCACAGTAATATTCACCCTGACCTTTAAGGATGTTTCTCTTGTGTCCCAAAATGTTTCCATTAACTTCTTCACGAATGAAATACTCTTGTTCAAATCCAAACCAAAGATCTTCAAAATTTTCACCAATACCAGCTCTTTTATTTGATTCGTGTGGAGTTCCGTCAGGGTTTAATACCTCACACAAAACATACACGGTATTATTTTCTAATGGGAATGTCGAAGGCATGTAATGTCTTACAGGTTTTAAAAGACGATCTGAGTTTCCTGTTTCTGCCTGTGAAGTTGATGATCCATCAAAGTTCCACATTGGGAATTTACCATCAAGAAACGCATTCTTAATGGATTCATATGTTACAATCTTAACTTTACTTCTTAGGTTTGGTTCAGGTTTATATCCGTCTAACCAAACATATTCCAACTTAATTTTCATTTAATTTTATTTATTATATTTATTATTTCTTCTTCACTAAAACCTTCGGTAAATAACCTATAAACTTTGCGTGAAAAATCGTCGGTACAAATAATTGCATCGGCGTTTAAATAGGTCATAAGTTTTGGAAGATTATTTAGAATGTTTTCTTTCTTTAAAATTCTCTTGTTGAATCCCATTTTATTTAGATTTGATTTTTGAGTCCTTTTTTAAGTAATACTTTCGTATTTCTTTTCCCAACTCTTGATCGTTTGGGTATTTTAATATCATTTCTTTTAAGAAATCTAACAATTCTATTTTTTCTTTATCACTCATTGTTTTGATTTAATTTTTCAAATTTTTTGGTTTGTGAAATATGTCCTGCAATTCTTCTTTTGAACATCGGTAGTAATGTTTCTTCAATTGGGAAAACTCCACTCGATGTCATATGAAAAATTGGTCCAACCTTTTTGTCTATTGGGTCGAATGAAGAAAAGTTATTTATAATTTTCGATATTGTCAAATCATTAAGAGGACTATCATAAATTAATTT